GGTTTGGATATATAGTCCAAAATAAATTATATCGGCGTTTGAAATGTAAAAAGGTGTAAATGTTATTTTAAATTATTTTTTTGGTCTTTCAGGAGGAACATATTGCAGTACCACACGTGTTGTAGCCTATTTTTTTGTATAGCGATTTTTAATATGCTTTTTTGTTTTTCCTCTGTTATATTTTCTTTTTGTAAATTTATATTTATATCTATAGTGTTTTTTGTCATACAATTATATATTTATTTATTATTGTTATGATTTTGTATTTTATTCGTTTTTTTGTATTTTAGCAGTTTTACAAATATTTTCCAAACTATTAATTTTTTCTTTTAACCGCACGATCTCTTTATTATGTTGTGTTTTCATTTGTTCTAACAAAACTTTATGTTTTAAGTCTTGGTTTTCATTATTTATTTCCATCATCTTATTTGTAGTAGAACGATGATATATTCCAAATGTAACAGCACCTAAAGCTCCTTGACTCATTGTTTTTAATGTATCAATTGAAAAAAAGTAACGCTTACTCATAATAAGATTACAATTAATATATTTGAATAAATAATATTTAAATTGAATAAAAAACAATTTAAAACCATATTATTTTAATAAAGTATAAAATAAATGCTTCAAACATTATTTTTATTTGCTTCCATTGCGTCTGCATTTACATTATTATGTAATGCTAATTCCTCTTTACGAAGAGGAGAACTAGGCGTTTTTATTGAAGATAACGATGAATGGGGACAATTTATTAGTTTTTATGAAAAGTATAGAAAGAGATATGAAACCATCGAAGAAGTAGAAAATCGCTACCAAATTTTTAGACACAACCTTCGTAACATTATTTTACATAATTTAGATACAAATCAAAATTTTACAATGGCTATTAATCAATTTACCGATTTAACACCAGCAGAATTTAAGGCATATTATGCTAGCGGTTATGATAAGTTACAGTCGTTCGGTTGCTCTTCTTTCACACCTTCTACGAGAGCCGTTTTACCTGTTGTTGTTGATTGGATTAATGCGGGAGTCGTAAATTCGGTTAGAGACCAAGGAAAGTGTGGGTCTTGTTGGGCTTTTGCTACGACTGCGAATGCCGAAAGTGTCTGGGCTATCCATAGTGGAAAGCTTTATGATTTGTCTGAGGAATATTTGGTCGATTGTGCTGGTGGTTTTGGATATTTCAATATGGGATGTAACGGTGGTAATCCTGATTCCGCCTTCAAGTATATGATAAATAACGGACAATGTACGGATGATTCTTATCCTTATACATCAGGAACAGGTACATCATCCGAAACTTGTCAAAAATGTACTTCAGCTGGCGTAAAATTCACCAGTTGCTATGATGTTAAGGCAAACGACCAATTGGCTTTAAAATATGCTGTCGCAGCCCAACCTGTAGTTATTGCTATTGAAGCAGATACTCGATATTTCCAATCTTACTCGAGTGGTATTTTGACAGATGCCGTAAAGTGTGGAACTAATTTGGATCACGCTGTTGAAATTATTGGATATGGTAGTGAAAATGGCATTGATTACTGGAAGGTTCGTAATTCTTGGGGTACTTCTTGGGGTGAGTCTGGTTATGTTCGTATTCAAAGATCGTCTTCTACTAATGATGCGGGAGTATGCGGAATCGCTGCAGAACCGAGTTTTATTTCTGTGTAAAAAATAAATAAAAATAAATAAAAATAAATAAAACTATATATAATTTTATTTTACGCTTGTAATATATAAAATAATGGAACCTATAATGGAACCTATAATATCAGTAGCAAGCTATAACACGAGCTGGTTAAGTGATTTAGGCATACCTAGCGAATTTGCTAGCGAAAAAAATTTTTTACACGAATTATTTAATGATACTAATGAAACTAATAAACGTAAATATTTTGAAAATGCTATAAATCTTGCTTTAAATTTTTGGAATTATGCAAAAAAAAGTGGTGAATATCCCGTAATAGGGTTTCAAGAAATGAATAGTAGAGAAGAAGTTAAAAAATTTGCACTCACATTTCTAGGTGGTACAGATTATATTATTGAAAAATTTTCAAAAAATAGTGATGGAACTAATAATTTTTTCTATAGAACACACTTTGTAAAAGTAGACGCACCAAAAGTTGTACCTGGCTTACTAACTATATGGGACAAAGAATTAGGTGAATGTACGTATTATTATGAAAGTGATTTAAATTTTGAAATTAGTGAAAGAAAAGGACAACCAGGAAGACCAATATTAATAGTATTTACTAAAAAAAATTATATACTTATCAACTTACACGGTCCAAATTTTCCATCCGAATCATCACAAAATAATATGCAAAATTTAAGAAACGAAATTAAGAGACACCTTGAAACAGCGTTACAAGAATATAAAAAAAAATATAATCTTACACAACAGGACAAAGAAATTATAAGCAATTTTAATATTTTTATTATGGGTGATTTTAATGATTCACATAATTCAATTAATCAAAAAAATCCTTTAATTTTATATGATAACGAATATTGTTATAGTAACGGAGAAGAAGCACCTAAGAGTTGTTGTTATAATTTTAATTCTGCTTGTGAAGATGATTTATTTATAAGAAAAGATGAAGTTTTAACGATAGAAAAATTATCAAAAATAAAAGAAATTACAGGTTATGAAGAAGGCCAACAAGATGAAATGATATATAACCAAGGCGAATGTGCTATAATAAAAAATGAAAACAACTCTATTCGAAATCAAGGTCCCGATATTAAAAATGTAAAAGCACGAAGCTTAGGAGAACGCGGTAAAATTGTGAACTATCGTTTTACCGGAGACTATGTTTTGGGTCTAAAAAATAATATAATTCAAAATTTACAAATATATAAAAGCGATAGTGATGAAGAAATAAGTACTAGAAGCGACCACGAAATGGTTTACGCTAAATTTAAAATAAACAAAAAAGAAGCATTTGTTGGCGGTAAATTACGTTTTCAAACATATAAAAAAACAAATAAAAAAATACATAGTATGTATAACAAAAATAGTAGAAAAATACGAAAAATAAAAAATATACAAAAAACCAGAAAAAATAATAATAAAAAAAAATTAAGAAAAACGAAACTTAACAGATGTAGAAGTAAATGTAGAGGTGGGGGTATAGAATCAGGTGTTAGCTTATTTGGAATACCTTTATTCGGTCAAATCAGTAATACAATTAGATATGATCCTAGTACAGGTGAATCAAAACCAATAACACGTTACAGCTTTCTAGGCATTGAAATGCCATTTCTAAAATAAGAAAAAGAAAAATTACTTAAAGATAATATACCTTTTATTATGTATTATGAAATATATAATAAATTTTTTTTCAAAACGATTCTCGCAAGAATTACCTAAACCGATCGGCAGATGGAATATAGAGTATTGTAATAAGAAAATCGATACTAAAATAGATTTATCAAATGAAGACCATTGTGGTCCTTGCGGGCAGTACGCAAAAACAAAAATAGATTTACAAAATAAAACATTAACAAATAATAATAATAGTGAAAAAAATGTTGACAAAGAGAAAAAATAATTTTTTATTTTATATTTATTTTTTACATTTATTTTTTATTAAAATTCAAACTCATACTCCACCATCACTTTCATATCTACTTTCATTCGCGAATACATATTACTTCTAGCTCTACTTAAAGCCCCATCTTCTTTAAATTCTACACCCATAATTTTGACAAGCGATTTATTACACGTAATAGATAAGCTATCATTATTTTTCATTTCTTCAATACGCTTTTTTTTCCAATCATTAAAATACTTACAAAATTTTAAATGAACTTTATTTAAAAACTTAAAAAGTTTATCTCTACAAAGTTCTTGCCATCCCATATCATTTCCATTAGCATTACCAATTCCTTCAACTTTATCGTATATATAAAACATATTTGCCTTTTGAACGAAAGCATAAATAGGATATTCATTTTCGCCAATATTATAAATGCTTCTGGAAAATATTTGGTTTAAAGTATCATAAAACGAATTATGTAATAAAAATTCTATATCTTCATCAATAATCTCAATATTTTCGTATAATTTGTCAAATACATATTTTGGCGTAACATTAGAATTTAACCATTCTATAACATTTATTTTTTTCTTTTTATTGACTACCCATTTATTAATTTCGTCCACTTTTTCTTCTAACTTATTATATTTACTTGCTAACTCTAACAACATTTTATACATTTTTTTTTGAGACGGAATGTCTTCTATCAATTCATCTACACATGTTCCGTTTCTATTTGATTTATGTATTAATTCACATAATATAATATGTTTATCTATATTTATTCGCGTTTTATATGTTTTACCACAATACAAACAACAATATCCCTTATTATTTAATTCGTTAATTCTATTCATACCAAACAATGATTTTATTTTGTATTATATTTCATTAATTAATTTCAATTTTAAAAAATATTATAATAATCTTTTTATATATAATGACAACAATCTCAAAAACCTCAATTGTATATAATAATCCAAATAAATTACTAGGCTTAGATAGCCATATATACAGGTATAGAGTATGCGACTCTAATTTAACGAGTAATACACCAGCAAATCAATACCAGAGACTAAAAATAATCCAAAATACTGTTCGTGTTCCAGCCTCTCTTTACATTTCTAATTTAGGTCCATTAAATGCTTACGTAAAACCGACAACAAAAACATACGGCGTATGCTGGAACCAAATGAGCGATAGACCAGTTCCCAGCATTCAAAAAGGAATTATACCGACAGGTTCAAACTCAAGTATGAACCGAAAACATTCGTCTGTCACGTCTAGTCGTCCTGGTTGTCAAAGTCCTGGTGGAATAGGTTGCGATATTAAACATAATTCGTATGACAGATATTTAAACCGCTTAAAAGGAAAAGGTCCATTGAGACGCGGACAAATACCTACAAATTTTGGTCTCACTGTACCTTTTAATCAGGCTTATCCAATTTATGGCGGCAAAACGATAAAAACAAATATCATCAGCGGTTGCGACTGTCCTGTAGATATGACACCTGTGGAACAATTAAATCAAAATATTGAAATTTACGAAAACACATTTTGGCAACCAGACCCAGTCAGTAGTTATAGCTTCAATATAGATGATTATGTATACGCTATACAAACAGGAAACACTTTTTATACAAGAGCCATTATAATAGGTATAGATGGCACCACTTATACAATACAATTTGATAATGGTACCGTTCAAACAGTAACAGATGTTTCTACATTACTTATTTATTATCCGTGTAATTGTAATGGCACAATTAATGGAACCACATATAGCTCTGGGTTTTTAACACAAGATACGACTTATAGTATATCAACGGCTCTAAATGGTATTTATGGAGATACAATAGTCGTAAATCAATAAATCAAATAAATAGAAAGTTAAAAATATAAAAAAGATAAAAAATTTAGAAATAAAAAAACTGAAAAATACCAAAAAAATAATTATAATATTTATATTAGTTATAATATGCCTCAAGTAAAAATGGGAATGTATTTTTCAAACGGTAATTTAACAACAAGACAAATTGCGGCAGCAAAAAATTCAGCAAATGTTACAGTTAAAACGAGACAACCATCAAGTGCTTTAAATGCTCCTATCATTGGGCGTATTCACTCTGTAAAACCAGGTTGTGGTTCTTGTGGTAAATAAGAAATAAAAAAATCAAATAATATAATATTATTTATTATCTACTAATATTATAATGTTCTCTCTATCATCAACTTATTCAAATATAACTCCATACCCTTCAAATAGATTAAATAAAGCAAGCAATTTTAAAACAATGTTCGACACTACATTACTTCCATATAATAAAATGTATGATGGTACAAAACTTTGCTATACGATGAGTAAAGGAACATTTATTTACAAACCACATACAGATATTGGTATGGTAGGTAGAAGTGCGGCAGGTTATTTAGGCCAAAGGAAACGAATGTAGAATAGTAAAATTTCTCTCTTATTTATCCTTCAAAAATAATTTATTAATTTGAAAGTAGAGAGAAAACTATAAAAAATCCGGCTCTTTTAACTATTATGTGTTCCTAAAACTTCTTTAACTGTTCTTAGTAAATAAGAATCCCCAATATAAGTTTTCCAATTCGCATCTATTAATATTATAAAACCAAATAAAAAATATAAAAACTTTATATCTTCACGATTCACATAATTATTCTTATTTCTGGGATTAAATATATATATTGATAGTATTCCCATACAAAACATAAATACAAACACTAATTGTTGCTTTAAATAAACAACATTTTTATACAAACGTGTATTTTCTTTTCCTTTATGTTTTAATAAAATATGGATAACTGCTGAGAATATAAAAAAAATTTTGATAGCATAAATAAAATAAACGAAAAAATCTAATTTATTCATTTGTCGTTTTTATATATTATAATTTTATAAATAAAATACTAATTAAAAATAAAAATAAATATAAAGAAAAAATGGTATGTAAAATATCTTGTATAATATCAACTATTTTTATTATTGGAATGATATATTTTTATAATATTACAGGTACAAGCGAAATAGTAAAACATTATAAAGAAAAGCTTCCAACCGATTTACAAAAAAGGTATGAAAAAATAACTGAAGAGAGAAAAATAATGAGTTTCCAAGGTTATATAATCGGTTTTATACTTTCTCTCTTTATCATATTTTATAACTTACAAATTAAACATACAAAAATGAATACATACTCTTTAGTATGCACTGTTATGGCCACAAGTTTTTTAGCAAATTATTTTTATTATATGCTTCACCCAAAAAGCGATTGGATGTTAAATCATTTGAATTCTCCAGAGCAAGTGAAAGCTTGGTTACAAATGTATAGAGAGATGTCATTCAATTACCATTTAGGTATAGTATTAGGAATTATAGCAGTTGGTATATTAGCATTCGCTTTTAGATGCTGAATATATTATATTATTTGTTGTAAAAACAATTTAAAAACTTATTTGTAGTTAATATAGAATATCTAATAGTAAAATAAAAATCTAATAGTAAAATAAAAATCTAATAGTAAAATAAAAATC